TCACAAGTGTCTGGGCAGTAGCAAGGTTAAGTAAGTCAATAGAGGATAGGAGGTAGAGTATGGACGATAAATACAAACTACTGATAAAAATGAAGAACGGAGATAAGTTGGAATTTATAACAGACAAAATCACTATCCAAAAATTAATGATCTGTGTTAAAAGAAGAGATAATCTAAGCAAAGAAACAATGTTTAAAGTAATAGGTGAACCTATTAAGATTAGCGAGATAGAAGATTTCAAATATATGAAAGTTGATTTTACAGCAGGGATATTTTAGGAGGTAGAGAAATGGAAGAAAGTGAAAAATTTATAATAAATATAAAATTCAAGAGTGGAAGAAAATTAACCTTAGAAACAACAGGAACATGTTTAGATTGGTTATTTGATACGTGTTTTAAAAGAAGCGAAGCTGAATTTTGCAACATAGAAGAGTATGTTGTTAATACAAGTGAAATTGAATATTTTACTTACGAAAAAATACAGGAGAACGACTAATGAAATGGCATAAAATTTACAAAAGAGAACTTACTGAAGAAGAAAAGGAAATGTATGGCAATTTATACACCTTTATGTGGGAGGGATATGATCCTAATATTGGCGAAGAAGTGTTACTTACTTATCCACTAAGTTCTGGAGGGTATTCTGACACGAGGGTGGATACTTGGATAGAGTTTGATATGTTCGTAGGTTTTGAAGGCACTGATGAAGATGTTATATATTGGACTGAATTACCAAAGTTTGAAGGAGAAGTGTAATGAATGAATTAATGAAGAAGATAACAGAACAACTAAATATCAGTATAGACAAAGCGCCAGAAGTATATTCAAGTTTAAGAGGGCAATATATTTTTTGGGAAGTAGCAGCAAGCATAAGCGCTATATTCGGACTTGTTATATTTTTAATATTAATATATATAATAACACATGACGAGGTTAAAATTAAGAAAAAACATTTAAGAATACTAATATGCATAGGCATTATTAGCGTTATTAGTTTAATTGCTTCTCAAATGCTAATATATATATTTGCACCAGATATTGCATTTCTTAAAGGAGTATTCGGAGGATGTTAATTAATTATGAAAAACTAAAACGATACGTATACAGAAAAGCGCCAAGTACTAAACACTATTGCCATAAGTGTTGTGGAGAGTTAGACTATTGCAATGTAGAAGACAATGTATTCTGCATAAGATGTGAGGATTGTGGGACTCATACATTAGTTGAGGAGACGAATTGGTACAATGCCATTAGAAAGGTTGAGGAGAACAATAATGAATTTAATAAGATGCACAATGAGTAATAAAGAAAAATTGTATTTAAATGCAGAAAAGATAACTGCAATTTACGAAGCCGAACTACTGCCAACTAGAAGTGTAGTGGTAGTAGAAAATCAACACTTTCACGTTACAGAAACAGTAGTTGAAATTCTTGCTATGATAGGTGAGAATAAAGGATGTGAAAGTTAGTGTTATTTACTTTTGATAAAGAATTGATAAAAGCGCTAAAACGTAGAATATATGATTTTCCCAAAAAAGAAGTATTAGAAAAAGAAATATACAAACTAAAAGAAAATACTAGAAATGTATTAACTGATACGGAGATTGCAGATTTAGAACATAAGTTTAATATGGATTTAAATAATTATATAAAAGTATTAACTACACCTTCAAAATACAAAGTCCATCAAGAACGCGTAGATAACAGAATCCATGAAATATTAAGATTACTATCAGACAAGTGGAACTATGGATATAAGTGGGAAAAGGAAACAAAATTTATTTACCTATTCAACATAAGAAATAAGATGTTGAAATTCCATTATGATAGATTCTATATTTATTATCAAAAAGAAAGGCTAGTTAATATGTGGGAAAACGCAGACCAAGTTTTAAATAGATTTTTTAAAAATAAAATTAAAGGATAGTCAATAGACTATCTTTTTTTTAAAAAAAATTTCAAAAATATTAAAGTTTGTCTAAAATGTCCAAAATGTCCGATATAATTAGTAGTATAGGGAAATTTAAAAAAATTGATTTTCTTCAAAAAATAATTTTTAATTTTTACCCCCCGCCCTCAAAAATTTTTTATTTTAATGACTTGGGAACCGGGGAAGGGAACTTCTTCCAAAAACGGAGGTCTCAGAGAAAAAGGGGTGTAAAAGTCGACAGAAGAAAAAAAGGAGTTGAGATTTTTGGCCAGACCACCAACTAAAAATTCTTTTGAAAAAAATACAATCAAACAAATGAAGTCCTTGGGAACTTATCGAGATGAATTTAAACCGATAATTGAAATCTATGCAGGGCTTCTTTTTCAATATCATACTTACGCAAAGGCTCATGAAGAAAATGATTATCTCGCAATGGAAGAATACACGAATAAAGCAGGAGCAACCAACATGAGAAAAGTTCCACTAATAACAATTATGGAGACTTTGCGGAAAGATATAATTTCCTACTCGGATAGATTGATGTTAAATCCTAAATCGCTTGGAGATATCGTAACAGAAGAAAATGATTCACCTATTTTAAAATTCTTGCAGACTACTGGAAAAAAATTATGAAGAATTTTGACAGAGCCAAAGCATACGCTAATGATGTTATCTCTGGAAAAGTAGTTGCGAACAAAGAACGCATTCAAGCTGCAGAACGTTTTTTAAAAGATGTTGAATCAAACAAGTGGGATCTAAAAGAAAATATTATAGATTTTGTTGTTACGTTTATTGAAAATGTAATAGTCCATGCACAGGGTGACGATATGAACGCGGTAAGTATAAGAAATACACCACTGAAACTACAAGAGTGGCAACATTTCATAGTTACTAATCTATTTGGATTTAATATCAAAGGTAGTCGCGAACGACGATTTAAAGAATCATTTATGATGCTACCACGAAAAAATGGAAAGACAGCATTTACCGCTGCATTTACACTTGCAGGTTCATTACTTGATATAAAAAGTGGGAGTAAAGCGTATATTGTGGCTAACAGTATGAAACAATCGTTAGAGGCATTCAGATTTATAAAACACAATACGGATAGATGGAAAGACAAACGAATAAATACAAAAGACAATAATCAAGAACATTCTATTTCAGGAAATTACGGAGTAGAAGGTTCTTTTTATATTAACGCATTGGCCAGTGATGAATCTAGACTAGACTCATTAAACGGAAATTTCATTGTTATCGATGAGGCACATACGATGAAAAATTATAAAAGGTACGGATTGATGAAAAAAACAATGAGTGCTTATCGAAATAGATTGCTATCAGTTATTAGTACCGCTGGAGATATTCCTAACGGATTTTTGGCTAACAGATTAAAATATTGTCAAAAAATATTAGATGGAACAATAATTGACGACGAACTTTTTATATTCGTTTGTAAAGCAAATCAAGACGAAGAAGGTAATCCAATTGATTATTTAGATCCTAATACTTTAATCATGTCTAATCCATCTTGTGGAGTTACCATCTCACTAGAAAGTTTAATGGCAGAAGCAGAACAAGCGCTTAATGATCCACAGACTAGAAATGAGTTTTTCAACAAAACATTAAATATTTTTACAAATTCAATGAATGCTTACTTCAATGTGGATGAATTTATCGACAGTGATTCTAATTTTGATTGGAGTATTGAAGAATTGGCCAAACTACCAATTAAATGGTATGGCGGTGCAGACTTATCAAAATTACATGATTTAACAGCAACCGCATTATACGGTCAATATAAATACAAAGGAAAAATAGTTGATATTGTGATTCCTCATGCATTCTTTCCAATTGTTGCTGCACAAAAAAAAGCCAATGATGATTCAATTCCATTATTCGGTTGGAAAGAAGATGGCTGGTTAACAATGAGCAATACTCCTACTGTACTGTATGATGACGTTGTCAATTGGTTTGTTGAAATGAGAAATAAAGGATTTAAGATTGCAAAAATCGGATTTGATAAAAAGTTTGGTCGAGAATTTTTTATTAAAATGAAAAAGCAAAAATTCAACATAGTCGACCAGCCACAATATTTTTGGAAAAAATCTCAAGGATTCAGAAGGATTGAGGTCAAAACCAAAAATAAAGAATTCTATTATTGCCATTCAGAAGCATTCGAATATTGCGTAGGAAATGTTCGAGCTATTGAAAAAACTGACGATATGATTCAATTTGAAAAAATTGATGGAGACGGTGGAAATGCAAGAATAGATATTTTTGATGCAGCTGTTTTTGGAGCAGTCCAAATGCTAGAGGATATGGACAAAAACCCTAATATAATGAGCTTTTTCGATTAAAAGAACAGTCATTTAAAAGCCGTATAAACGTTCTATTATTTTTAGCAAGGTAATTATACCTCAGAGAACGAATATAGAGCGATTTAAACGGTTTACATAAGATTAAAAAAGGAGGTAAAAGAGTTTGGGAATTATAGATAAGTTTTTTAAACGGAGTTCTTACGATTCCAACGGTATCGATATAAAAAAAGTGAATCAAGATAAATTTGTAGAGTACATTTTCCAAGAAGGATATCAGCCATTAAATAAGAATCCAGATGTGATTATTGCAGTTGATAAAATAGCAGACTTAGTATCCAGCATGACTATTCAGTTAATGGAGAATACCGAAAAAGGTGACGTTAGAATTAAAGATGAACTCGCAAAAAAAATCGATGTAGCACCTTGTAAGTATATGACAAGAAAAAGTTGGCTTTACAAAATAGTAAAAGATTTATTGTTAGATGGTAGAGGTAATTCAATTTTGCATATCGAATATGATACCAAAAATGACATCATCAAAAACCTTACACCTTTTCCTATGAAAAGCGTTGATATCATACCTAATGGAAATGATTATTATATAAAATATAACGGAATTAAGTATTCTCCAGATGAGGTAGTTCATTTCGCAATAAATCCAGATACAGACGAACCATACAAGGGAACAGGATACGAAGTTGTACTAAAAGATATTGTTCAAAACCTTAATCAAGCAACGTTAACAAAAAGAAGCTTTATGAACGGAAGGAACATGCCCAGCCTAATTATCAAAGTCGATGCGAATAATGATGAGCTTTCTTCAAAAGAGGGGCGCAAAAAGATATATGGAAAATATATTGAAACGGAAAACGCGGGAGAACCCTGGATAATTCCAGCAGAATTATTAGAAGTTCAGCAAATCAAACCATTAACGCTTAATGATATTGCGATTAATGAATCAGTAACCTTAGATAAGCAGACAGTGGCAAGTGTCATAGGTGTACCGCCATTCTTTCTAGGAATAGGTTCATTTAATAAAGAAGAGTACAACAATTTTGTAAGTACCAAAATAATGTCAATCGCTCAAACGATAGCACAAACACTAACGCGAGACATTTTAATAAGTCCTAACAGATATTTCAAACTCAATCCACGTTCACTTTATTCTTATAATTTAACAGAAATGGTAGATGCAGGAAGTAAGATGATTCAATTAGCTGCAATGAGAAGAAACGAACTTAGGGATTGGGTAGGAATGATTCCAGATGAGGAGATGGAAGAAATTATAGTTCTTGAAAATTATCTCCCTCAAGAAAAATTAGGAAGTCAAAAAAAACTTTTGGAAGGTGGTGATGAAAATGAATAAAAGAACAGCATATATCAATTCACAATTTAAGGTAAGAGAATCAGAGGATGCACAAGATTTAATCTTAAGTGGTTATTTTATCAAATTCGATGAAGAAACAGAAATTTGGGACGGTTATTTCGAAAAAATAGACAGGAGCGCGATAGATAAATCAATTAATGATTTAGATGTTCGCGCTTTATTCAATCATGATACGTCATTAGTCCTAGGTAGAACCACTAATAAAACTCTAAATTTAACAGTTGATGATACAGGACTTAAAGGAGAAATTTTAATTAATAAAGATGATCCAATGGCAGTAGGTGTATTTGCAAGAGTAAAACGCGGAGATATAAGCGGATGTAGTTTCGGATTTGTTCCAACTGAAATAGACACCATTAGAAGAGAAGATAGCACATTAGATATTATCAAAGGTCTAGAACTCTTAGAAGTAAGTCCATGTACATTTCCAGCTTATCCTCAAACGGAAATTTCGGCCAGAAAAAAAGAGTTTGTAGACAACAAAAAACAACGCTTAGAGCAAAGAAAAAGACAATTTAAGGAGAAATATAATAATGGGTAACGTAATAATTTTAAACGCAAAAATTAAAGCAAGAGCAAATAAATTAATCAATATTGAAAAAGATATCGAGGAAGCTAAAAAACGTGCTGCTGAAACCGAGGCGGCAGTTGATTCAGCTGAAACAGATGAAGATATCGATGTACTAGATGAACAAATGGAAAAAATCCAAAAAGAAATCAAAGAAAAAGAAGAAGCTAAAGAAAAATTAGAACAAGAAATTGTTGATTTAGAAAAAGAATTAGAAGAACTAAACAATAAAAAACCAACATCAGAAAAAGGAGAAAGAGGAATGAATAAAGAAAAAGAAATACGTAATAATTTAAACAATTTTATCAGAACAAAAGGACAAACAAGAGACGGTGTTAAAATCGTTGACAATGGAGCATTAGTTCCTGTTGAGATTTTAAAACCACAAATTGCACCTACATTGGAAGTCGATTTAAGTAAATTAGTTAACGTTGTGAAAGTAAACAGCGCTTCTGGGAAATATCCAGTAGTTAAAAAATCTGGGAAAAAATTAACAGCTGTATCAGAGTTAGAGAAAAATCCAGATTTAGGGAAATTCTCAGCAACACCTGTTGATTACTCAATCGAAACATACCGAGGACATTTAGCAGTTTCTCAAGAAATTATTGATGATGCCGACTTTGATATTTTAGGATTAGTAGCTGAAGATGCTGAACTACAAGTATTAAACACTAAAAATGAAAAAATCGCATCTATTTTAAAAACAGCAACAGCAAAAGCTGTAACAGGGTTAGATGGAATTAAAGATGTGTACAATAAAGAAATCCCATCAGTTTACGATGTATCATTAGTAGTGTCGGATTCAATGTTTGCAGCATTAGATAAAGTTAAAGATAAAGAAGGTCGCTATATGTTACAAGTTGATATCACTTCACCTACTGGATATAAATTTGGAGGAAAAGTAATATATAGACTTCCTGACACTGTTATTGCAGGAGCAACTGGAGAAATGAAAGGATTTATCGGAGACTTAAAAGCCTTTGTTACATTGTTTGATAGATTACAAACAACAGTAAAATGGGTTGAAAATGATATTTACGGGCAGTTACTAGGAATCTTTACTCGTTTTGATGCAAGAAAAACTGACAGTGCAGCTGGATTCTATGTGACTTATACAGATGCAGTCTAGGAGGTAAACTATGAGTGAATATGTAACAGTTAGAAATTTTTTAGACACGGAAGTTAGAACAGAAGAATATCCCAAAGGAAAACTATACGAAAAAGGCGAAAAGTTCCCAGCAGAAGGACTTAAAGTAAGTGAGGAACGTTTAAGACAACTAAGCACATACGACAATTCAGCAGGCGACATATTCATTAAAAAAGTAGATGAAAATAAAGAAACAATCAATCCATTTAAAGATGAAGGAACAGAAACTGAAAAAGTAAAAGAAAAAGATGAAGGAACAGAAACTGATTAGCAGGTGATAATATGGATAAAGAACTGATATTGGATTTAGTTAAAGCAAAAGAAGGAATAACTACAACAATCCGCGACAATTACATCAGTCATATTATCAAAGGCACTATTGACGAATTGACACGAATTAAAGGCGTGAAGCTAGATGAAAATAATCACGCTCACGTCCTTTTCGTGGTCGATTATGCCCATTATCGTTATTGTAACAAAGATGGAGCAGCAATCCCTAGAAACTTACAGTATCGCTTAAACGATTTAATTATCAAAGATGGAGGGGGAAATTAATGCCATGGAATGATGAAGTTATTTTAATCTCGGAAGGCAAACTAATTGAAGATGATTTAGGCCAACAGGAGAAAACAAGAGAAGAACTTAAAGTTTTATGCAACGAAAAATCAGTAGGGCGCTTCGAGTTCTATCAAGCAGCAAGAGCAGGATTTAAACCCCAATTAATTCTTGAAATACATAGCTTTGAAAACAATAATCCATTTGAGGTTATTTTCAAAAACAAAAAATATAGTGTAATTAAAGAATACACATCTAAAGATATTACAGAATTAACTTGTGAGGAAATAAAAAATGAAAGCAGATGATTTAGGTAAAGCAATACTAAAAGAATTGCAGAGCTACTCAAAAGAAGTTCAAGAAGATATGGACAAGGTTGCAGATGAGGTTGCTGATGAAGTTGTAGAAAAACTGAAAAATGAAAGTCCTAAGAGTAACAGGAAGAGTGGAGGAGCGTATGCCAGTAGCTGGGTAAAATCGAAAGAAAAAGGAAAAATAAAAATCCACAATAAGAAACACTACAGACTAACCCATCTATTAGAGCGAGGACACACAAAAAGAAATGGCGGGAGAACAAAAGCAATGCCCCATATCGCGCCTGTAGAACAATTCGCAATTGAGACATTTCCGAAAAAATTAGAGGAGCGACTAGGACGATGAACAATTTATTTAATAATTTAAAACGCTTAGGAATTCCAGTTGCTTATCATCATTTTGTAAATAGAACAACTCCTACTATTCCTTATCTAGTGTATTATTCAGAAGGCAGTGAAAAAACATTGGCTGACAATAAGATACATTGGAAAGTATTGGATATGGTAGTAGAGCTTTATAACACAAAAAAAGATTTGAAATTGGAAGAAAAATTGGAAAACATATTAGACGAAATGAAACTAATATACGACAAAACAGAGACATATATTTCAGATGAAGATATATATATGATTTCTTATGATTTTAAACTAGAAAACAGGAGGAAAAAATAATGGAAGAAAATAAAGTAACGTATGGATTAGAGAACGTACATTACGCAGTTATCACAGCAGAAAAGAAAGGGAAAATTGAATATGCAACTCCTAAACCTATTCCAGGTGGAGTTGAGATTTCGTTAGAGCCAAAAGGAGAAATTTTTGCGATAAAAGCAGATAACATTGATTTTTATAAAACAGAAAGTAACGAAGGATACGAAGGAACACTAAAAGTAGTTAATCTACCAGAAGCATTTAAACAAGAAGTACTTGGAGAAAAAGTAGAAGGTGGATTAACAAGTGAATATAGTAATGCAGTTAAAAACTCATTTGCACTATTATTCCAATTCGAAGGTGATGCGCACGCTACACGTCACGTTTTATACAACTGCACAGCAAAACGTCCGAAAGTAACAAGCACGACAAAAGACGGAAACAACTATAATACTGATGAATTAAGCTTTTCAGCATCTCCTAGATCTACTGACAAAGTAGTTAAGAGAAAAACTAATAAAGATACACCGACTGAAACATACAATAAATGGTTTGAAAAAGTTCCAGAAATTGAAGCTTCAGCAAGCGCCGGTCAATCATCAACAGAGAGGTAAATTAAATGGAGTTAGTAGTTAAAGGAATTAAATTAAAAGCAGCAGCTAACTTACCTTTTAAATATAAAGCACATTTCAGACGTGATTTTTTCAACGATATTTTAAGGTTAGCTAAAAAATTTAATAAAAAAGAAGAGAATACCAAAAACCTCGATAAAAAAGAAAAGAATATTAAAAACTTTAATAAGAAGAAAAAACATATTGATGAAATTACAGGAGCAGACATCGAAATTATGTATAACATATTTTGGACGTGTGCAAAAATTGCAGATGATAGTATTCCAGAAAAAGAAGAATTCTTCGGATTACAAGAAAATTTAACTGTAACAGATATTTTTGAAAATATTTCACGCTTATTAGAGGCAACTTTTTATACTGAAAAAAAGTAGATGAATCTAAAGATGCTTCAGATGAAGTATTTACTTCTGAATCATTTTTCATGTGTTGTAAGCAATGCGGCCTAACGCTAGATGAATTGTCAGAAATGACAATAGGAAATGCTCTTGACTATCAAACAAAATATGTCGAAATGCATAGTGATAATAAGAAAGAGAAGAAAGCAGTTAGAGCAACACAAAATCATTTTGATAATTTTTAGAGCGAGATTAATTAATCTTGCTCTTTTTAATAATTTAGGAAAGGAGGAAAAATATGGCTAAAATTAAAGGAATAACTATTGAAATAGATGGAAATACACAAGGCTTGGAAAAAGCGCTGAAAGGTGTTGAGAAAAACACTACAAGCATACAAAAAGAGTTAAAACAAGTCGATAAATTATTAAAATTTGATCCTAATAACACAGTTCTTTTATCACAAAAACAAGAGCTACTAGGAAAAAGTATAAGTTCTACTTCTGAAAAATTAAAAGTATTGAAATCAGTAGAAGAACAAGTTGAAGCACAATTCAAGCAAGGTAAAATCGGAGAAGAACAATACAGAGCGTTTAAACGAGAGTTAGAAAGCACACAAAACGTTCTTGAAGGATACAAAGGAAAACTATCTGGAATCCAAAGCGAACAAAGCAAACTTGGAGAAAATACTAAAACTTTAGAAAAGTACTTTAGCTTAACAGGAAAGAGCGTTGAAGATTTTCGACACGTTTTAGGAGACAAGCTAACTAACGCAATTAAAAGTGGAAAAGCTAGTAGTGCTGATTTAGACAAAGCACTAGAGAAGATAGGGAAGAGTGCATTAGGAAGTAAAGCAGATGTCAACGAATTTAAAAATGCTATCAACAAAATAGATGGAACTAGCGGTATTGATAAGCTAGAAAAACAATTCAAGAGTTTAGATGGTGTAGTAGAAGAATCAACTAAAAAGATTGGGAAAAAACTTGATTTTCAAAATATCCAAGCTGGCGCACAAGTTGTATCTAATTTAGGAAACAAAGTTAGAGATTTCGGAAAACAAGCATTAGAAGCTTTTAACGATGTGGACAAAGGAATGGATATTATTGTATCAAAAACAGGAGCAACTGGTTCAGCGTTAGAAGAAATGCAGGAAATCGGTAAAAACATAGGTACAACTTATCACTTTAGTTTTGAACAAGTAGGAAATGCTGTCGGAGAAGTAAACACACAATTCGGCCTATTAGGAGAAGATTTAAAAGAGACATCTATTTTATTTCTAAAATTTGCCGAAATAAACGGAACAGATATCACCAACAGCACAATCAATGCTAAAAAAGCAATGGAAGCTTACGGTTTAACAGCACATGATTTAGGAAACATTCTTGATGGAGTAACTTATGTTGCTCAAGCAACAGGTAGATCGACAGATGAAATTTTCCAAAAAGCAATAGAGGGAGCGCCTCAGATTAAAGCATTAGGATTAACATTCCAGGAAGGAGCTTATTTAATTGGAAGATTTGAACAAAGCGGAGTAGATTCAGCAGCAGCTTTATCTAGCTTATCAAAAGCCTCAGTTACTTTTGCAAAACAAGGAAAGACATTATCACAAGGCTTATCAGAAACTATCGAGAAAATCAAAAATAGCAAGAGCGAAACAGAAGCATTAAACATAGCAACAAATGTATTCGGCGCTAAAGGTGCAGTTCGAATGGTTGATGCAATAAAACGTGGTACATTTAGCTTAAAAGACTTATCCAAAGAAATGGAAAATGCAAAAGGTAAAACTGAAGAAACTTTTGACAATATGGAAGACCCTATCAATAAACTAGAGGTAGCGACTAATGCGCAAAAACTAGCAATGTCAGAGTTGGGTTCTGCAATCTCTAGCACATTAGCACCTATTTTTCAAAAGCTAGCCGAAGTATTATCAAAAGTTGCCAAGTGGTTCCAGAACTTACCTCAACCAGTCAAAGATTTCGTTGTTATAATAGGTATTTTGGCATCAGCATTTGCAATTCTAGCTCCAGCTATCGCAGTCGTTGCACTTGCGATAACCTCGTTAGAAGTCGCATTAGCTCCAATATTATTAATATTCGCTGGAATAGCACTCGCAATCGCGGGCATAATTGTTATTTGGAAAAATTGGGGAACAATCATTGATTGGCTGAGTAAAAAATGGGATGAGTTTAAAAACTATGTATCAGAAATTTGGAAGAGTATATCAGAAACAGCCAGCACCATTTGGGAGAGTATTAGTACTACCATATCAACAGTAATAACTGTAATTTCAACCATAATAAGCACTACACTAGCAATAATAAGTGGAATATGGTCGAGTATCTGGGAAACAATCAGCGGTGTTGCTTCAACAATTTGGGGAACAATCAGCACAACGATATCAACCTTATTCGATGGTATTTCAAACACAATCAGCACAGTACTAAACACAATCAGTGGCGTTTGGTCAACAATTTGGGGAACAATTAGTGGCATTGCCTCAACAATTTGGGGCGGAATTACAACAACAATATCTGGAGCATTAGGAGGAATAAGCACAACATTTAGTTCTATAATGAATGGAATAAGCAGAACAGCTAGCACAATTTGGGATGGAATTAAAGGTGTGTTTAGTCGAGCGATAAACTGGATTAAAGGGTTGTTTAATTTCAAATTTAAATGGCCTCATATACCATTACCGCATTTTAGCATAAGTGGAAGCATGAACCCATTAAAATGGATAGATGAAGGTGTACCCAAAATTTCAGTTCAATGGTACGCAAAAGGTGGTATCTTAACTAAACCAACGATATTTGGTGCAAGAGATGGCCAATTATTAGGTGGTGGAGAGGCAGGAAATGAAGCAGTCCTACCACTTAACGAACAAACACTTGGAGCAATAGGTCGAGGAATTGCTGCAACAATGAATAGTGAAAGTTTAGTAATTAATATTAACAATCCAATTGTTAGAGAAGAAGCAGATATTCAATTAATAGCACAGGCAGTTTACCATGAAATCGAAAAAGGAAAAAACAGATTAAATAAATTGAGAGGAATAAGCGATGATAGAATTTAACAAGTTAACTTTTAACAATAAAAGCACAGCTGATTTTGATTTTGAAATTATCGTTGAGACTTCTCCATCATTAAATTATGTAAGCAGTAAATCAGAACTATTTGAGCTGGATGGGAAAACAGGCGCATTAGTTCGAGATAACTCAAATAGAGGTGTATTACCTTTAAAATACACATTACACCTTATCAAGCCAACAGATGAACAACTCAAAGAAATTAAACGTTGGCTATCAGCCGAAAACGTGTGGCTTAAACCACCGCAGAAAAACATCTTATATAAAGTATATAAAATAGAAAGTTTTTCTTCATTTCGAAATAAACTTGGTAACTATCAAATTGAAGTAGAATTCAAATGTGATCCTATTGCATATAATATTGAGCCATTCAGTAAAGTATTTAATCCAAACGGAACACTAGACACACAAGGAGACTATGCTATTTTTCCAAAAATAACAATCGAAGGAAATAGCACTAGCGAAGTGAGTTTAACAATTGGAACGCAAGTAGTAAGATTTTCGAAACTAGATACAAAAATCATAATGGACGGAAACCCAAGTAATCCAGTTGTTTTAGATAAAAACGGAAATGATGAAACAGTACTTTGGAAAGGTGATTTTATTAAATTAGAACCAAATAAAAGGCTTGGTATAGTTGGGAGTACAGGTATTACAAATATTAAAATTGAATGCAGATGGGGGTGGTATTAGTGATAGAATTATATAACCAAAATACAACGGACTTCACCTATCATGGAGTGATTCTACATGAATGTACAAAAGCTGTTGTTAAAGAAACTTTAAACGGTGATTTTGTAGCCAAATTAGAATACCCCATCACTAATTCACATAGGTACAAAAAACTAAAAACAAATAAAATAATATACCTACCTACACCTAGAGGAAATCAACCATTTAGAATTTATGATCTTGAAAAAAGAAATGACAGAATAATAATCGAAGCGCAACACACGACTTTTGACATAATGGAACAATTGGTCGAACCTATTAGTATTAATAATAAGACATGTAGAGAGGCCTTAGATACATTATTCGGAAAAATGAAAACACCAAATAGCAAATTCACTTGGAAATCTGAAATAACAGAGCGTCACACCTACAATACAACGGAAGAAAAAACTTTCTATTCCAACCTAATGGACGGTAAACATAGCGTAATAGGAACATGGGAAGGCGAGTTATTAAGAGACAATTTCGGTATAGAAATTAAGAAAAGAATTGGGAAAGATACCAATATTGTTATCTCAACAAGTACAAATCTTAAAACCTTCGAAGAGAAACAAAGCTCACGTGGTGTAGTTACTAAAATTTATGGAAAATCAACGTTTAAAGCAAATAAAGATGACAAAGAGGATACAGTATTAACAGCGGTAGCAATAAGCCCGCTTAGAAATACGTATCCTTTTGAACGTGAAAAAAGCTATGTAAATAATGATATAAGAACTCAATCAGAACTTCTACAATGGTTAAATAACAAGTTTAATAAAGACCATATCGACAAAGTAAGCAGCAATATTAAAGTAACACATCAACAACTAAACAACAGGATTATTAATTTAGGTGACACTGTACGGATTTATGTAGCAGAGCATGATGTAGAAGTCACTAGAAAATGTACAGAGTATGAGTACGATGCTATCTTTAAAAGATATATCAATGTTACTTTCGGTGAGGAAAAAACAGGAATATCAGGAATTGGAAGCACGCACAGTGATAGCAGTAAAGAAGTTCAAGATATTGTGAATATGTTCCCAAACAACAGTAAAGAATTCTATGATAATCTAGCTGAATTACTGCAAGAAAACGCTAAAAAGTTATTTGAAAAAGAAAGCGGAAAATTCTTAGAAGGTATTAAAGATGGTATTGAAAAGAATAAATCTCAAATAGAACTTAACAAAGCAAAAATTACAGATGAACTGAATAGGCTTAAAGTAGATACTAGTAACGAATTAAGCAACTTTAACAAAAGTTTAAAAGAAACAAAAGCTATAATGGACGGCCGTAACGAGCATTACGAAGCACGATTTGACGCCCTTCATGATGAAAATGGCCTAGCCTTGCACTATTTCGGACAACAAATGGAACAGCGGCTAAAAAAAACAGATGATGATAGTGTAACACGAACTGAAGCTTTAAGAACCTGGACAGAAGAATTAACTACAAACAAACTCACAAGAGAACGCGAAGAGCTGTTAAAAACTATCGACAGCAAAGGGTATGTTACTAATGCAGCATTTTCTAATAAGTTCGAAGAAACAGCGAAAGGGATTCGAAGAGAAATAAGCAATGTTGATAGTAAGGTAAATACTTTAAACTCATGGAAAACAGTAGCCAATGAAACCTTAAATAACGTGGTATCTAAAACAAACGATGTACTTACCTATTCGCAATTAAAAATAACAAGTAATGGCATTAATTTCGGTGCAGGCCAAGAGTTCAATGGACAAAAATTAATAAGTATGCTTACAGTTAATCCGGGTTATATCAAAGCAATAACCGAAAAAATGATAATAACTCCGGCTAATGAAAATTTAGTGGATTCAGATCTCAAGAATGTTTCTTTTGTAGCCAGCAACGGAAAGGTGTTAGCAACCGAAATAACAGGAATCAATACTCCAGCAGAATTCCTTATCAAAGGATACGCGCAAATACAAGATGGCAATATATTATATTTTTCCGCAAAAGTGCAATTAAAAAACTCGAATACTATTCGTACATATAAGTGCTTACATTATCTTGATGAGAGTGGAAATTTCGAGCGCGACTTAAAGATAGATGATGTTGATGCAGATCAAGTGAAGAACATATCTTTTATAGTAGATATATATACCTATAAATCTAATGAAAGGATAGTTACATTTAAAAACTTAGCCATTATCCAAAAAAAATCAGCAAGCTTACTGGTGGACGGAACTATCACATCGACTCATCTAAAGTCTAAGATTATTACATCATATCACATTGTAACAGACGCAATAGAGGCAATACATATCAAATCAAATAGTATTACAGCCGATAAAATGTTAATTGATGAGGCATTCATTAACAAATTATTAGTTAATAATTTATTAGTGAATAAAATAACCTCTAATTACGCATTTATTAACACAATATTAACAACGGATATAGATGCAACTCGAATAAAGTCTGGATATTTAAGTGGAGATAGAATATACGGTGGGATAATCCAAGGGGTTACACTAAAAGGGTTAGAAAAAATTATGATTGGACAATATGGCTTTTTACAACCAATTAGCAATGGATTGCAAATCAACGCGCCTGCCAATTATAACGCAAGCTACGGTGTAGGAGTACAAATTTTCGGTTCACCCAAAGGCGGCCGAGGCGATGGCTCATACATACCGTATGGTTTATATGTATATAAAGACCAAGATTTTAACAACTCAAATGCACTGCCACCAGCAACTGATGAATATCTCCTACACGTCCAAGGGTTTATCAACGCAAGAGGGCTTGGATATTTAAGATTAGGAACGAGTACGGTTGATGGATCAAAAACTGGGACATTATCTTACTATTCATCTAACAATGTTGCCTTAGCCTTTGGCGGGGGAAACGATATATACTACACATACAATGGAACCGCTTATAGCCTTTGGAACGTAATTACTCGAAACTCTTCAGACGTGAAATTAAAAACAAACATAAAAGTATCTAGTCACAGCGCATTGAATTTAATTAAACAACTTTCTTTTAAAGAATTTGACTGGATTAAAGATGGTGATAGAGAACAAAAACCACACACAAAAATTGGGTTAATTGCTCAAGAGGTCGAAAATATAGACAGTACATTAGTTAAATCGAATGGTGATAGATTATCATTAGATGATTTTCGCCTATTACACATAGGGCTAAAAGCAACACAAGAGCTTGATTTTAAATTTGAATTAAAAATATCAAAATTAGAACAAGAAGTTGTGGCATTAAAGAATGAAATAAGCGAATTAAGGAGCGCAGCATAAATGGAATTAAAGATTAAAAATAAAAATATAGAAATTATATATAAAATATTTTCAGAGTTACCTATTACGAAAATGAAAGCAAATAGAGGAAGAGCAAAACTTCTTAAAAAATTAGAAGAAAAATTCAATAATTTCATCGAAGATAGAAAAGAAATTCTTGAACTTTATGTTGAATTTGACAAAGAAGGTAAACCTATTTCAAACGACGGGAAGTTACAATTTAAAGAGGATTGCAACGAAAAAGACTTAGCTAAAGATATTGACGAATTAGCCAATGAGTTAATCGTTATTCAAAGCGGAGAATACTCAAATAGATTTATTGACTTATTTGATAATCTAGAAAATTTAGAAACGCAATTATCAGCACAAGAAATAATCTTATTAGATGAATTATTAGAGCAATATGAAAATCAAAAAGGAGAACAAAAATAATGGCATTAGTAATTAAAAAAACAACTAAACTTACTGGAGAATTTAAAGTGGATGATATTATCGTAAAAACAACAACAGTAGACGTTGATGAAAATGGAGTGTCAACAGTATTTGAATATATGAACAACGCTGATTTATATGCAGCTAATCGAAGAGAAATGCGAAAGCAAGAAAAAGAATTTAGAGATAAAAGATATGAAGTTGAAGATGCTATTTTAGCTGAAATCGAAAAGAAAAATACAGGCCAACAAGCCTAATTTAATTAAGGAGAAACATAATGTTTGAATTTTTAAAACACTTTCTAGAAACTGAAGATGGAAAAATTTTATATTTATTATCAATGATAAGCTTAGCGATGATTCTTGATTTCTTAACAGGAATCATTGCTGCTAAAATTAATTCTAATATCACATTCAATTCTAAAGCAGGAATTAATGGGATTTTACGAAAAATAGGAAGTATTCTAGTAATGGTATTCTTCATTCCGGTTTCAGTGCTTATTCCTGGAGACACAGGCACTATTCTTATATATACACTATACATAGGATACTTAGTAATGGAGCTTAAGAGCATTGTAGAAAACCTAAATAAAATGGGAATAGATGCAGAAGCTCTTAAAAATATCATTGAATTACTTAGCAAAAATAGAGGTGACAAATAATGGTAAAAAAATCTGAAGCAATCGCACATTTAAAGATTGAGGTTAATAAATATCATGACTTTGATGGAGTTTATGGTAGTCAATGTGTAGATGAAGTTAACTATTACTTATACAAATTTTGGAAAATCAGATTGTATGGAAATGCTATCGACTTATTAGAAAACGCTAAAAAACAAGGTTTAACTGTAATATACAATGCTCCAGGAGTTAATCCAAAAGAAGGAGATGTATTTGTGATGTCAGTACCTTATCATAATTTTGGCCACACAGGAGTAGTAATCGAAGATAGTGATGGTTACAAAATTAAGACCATTGAACAAAACATCGATGGCAATGCTGATGCACTAACAGTAGGAGGTCCAGCTCGTTATAATGAACGTGACTTCACTGGAGTAATAGGTTGGATTAGACCAGACTTCGAAGATGAAGGGAGTAGAAATATGACTTATACAGAAGATGAAACATATTTAAGAAGGGATACACCACAAGTTGGTGTATCTCCTTACAGACAAGTTCACGCACATTCAACAGGAAATCCAAATTCTAAAGCTAGTGGAGAAGCAAGCTATATGAGAAATAAGGATTTAAACGGCGGTTTCTACACGCATGTAGTAGGAAACGGACAAGTATTTCAAACAGCATTAGTGGGACAAGGCGCTTGGGATGTTGGAGGCGGTTGGAACAACGAGACATTCGCAGCAGTTGAACTTATAGAAAGTCATACAACATATGATGAATTTAGAAAAGATTATGAAATCTATATCCAACTACTAAGAGATTTAGCAAACCAAGGCGGAATACCAATTACTGTTGATTCTGGCGACCTTGAAGGAATAAAAACACATTTCTATTGCACTAACAACCAACCTAATAATTTCTCAGACCATATAGATCCATATCATTATTTAGCAAAATGGGGAATAACAAAAGAGCAATTTAAAAAAGATGTTGAGAGTGGAACTATAAGCAATATTCCACAAAATAACAATAATAGTAGTGATGTATTAGATACTAACACTAATCTTGAAAATCGCGAACAACCTTACTACAGAGGATATTTAAGCGAAGATTACTATGTGGAAACAGAACCTAATGCAAATAGCAATGATAAGGAATACCTTCCAAAAGGAACAGAAGTATATGTTTACGAAAAGAAAAATGGTTGGAGTAGAATAGGTAATCACACATCAAATCAATGGGTTGAGGATGATTATTTAGTAAATGCAGTTGAGATGTAGAGATGCATTGCAAAGAATAACAAAAGGTGATATAATAATAAATAACCAAATATCATTCCCCCTTAACTTCGGTTAGGGGGATATTTTTATTGACAAAATTAAAAATTAATAGTATTATGAATATGGCATAAATACGGTATTTTATTGTTTGAGAGAGTGTATATTTTGAATCTTATACAATCAAAGTTCAAATCAAAATTTATCTAAATTGCCTTATGGCTGGGTTGGTGTCAACCCATCTACCCCTTAACTTAGTTTGAGGGGTATTTTTTTATGATCTTTTTAAAACTTTTTTCAAAAAACTATTGACACGTTATAACGTGTATGATATAATAAAGGTACGAAGTAAGAAAAGAGGTAAGAAGTCATGAAAGAATTAACTAAAGAACAATTATTAAGAGTACAACGCAATAAAGAATTTGTTAAACACGACGACAGAAGAGGAGTAGATACTACTAGAGTTTTCAAAATCATCGATAACAATGATTCAGTTGATTTAAAAATGATAACAATATACCATCCTAATTTTTACAGAAGTGAAACAAGTGAAAAAGAAATAGTAGTAAGAATCAAAGGAAATGTTGAAGAGTACAATAATCCTGAGGATGATAAATTGGAAATCTTTTACTTCTTACATGAATTAAGACTTAATCATTACAATGTGGTTAAAATCTTTGATAATGGAGTAAAAGTGGACAATAAAGACTACTCTTCTACTATTGTTCCTTTTGAATTTAGAGAAGCTAAAAAAATGAAACTATACAAAAATGTTAGTTCTGAAGATTTAGAAAAAATCTTAAAAGAAGGTATTCTACCAATTTCAAAAACTGGGAATGATAACTGGGAAGGTAATAGAAGAGCTAATAACTCAACTGAGGTGGTTTACTTATTCAATCCAACATCAGATGTTACAAGCTTCACTCAATACGGAGATGTGGTCCTTGAGGTAGAAGTAGAAGCATACAGAAATGAAATTGCACCTAACGATTCTAACCGTGGACAATATGAAGAATACATTGTTACAGAAGTTAAACCTGAACAAATAATAGGAGTTAGGCATGAATAAACTTTCAGAAGCAAAAAGAAAAGCCAACAAGAAATGGGATGATAAGAACAAGGAGCGCAAGGCCTATATAGTCAAGCGCTCCACTGCTAGAAATTTCATTAAGAATATGGATCGTGAGGATATTGCCGAGTTTGAGCAGTTAATCCAGGAGCGTAAGGAAAGAAAAGATTAAATAAATACACCTGAAATATTTTAATAAAAACCAAACAATACATCACTAAAACTATTACGAGATTACAAACGTTGTTATTTATTTGTATTAACAAATAATACTAATTTTAAATTAAGAAACATTGAATTTACAGCAACTATACATTTATATAATGCGTAATAAATATAAGATAAAATCAGAGAAACTAAATAATAAAGTTAAAAAAGCCTTAAAGTATAAACGTTTAAGGCTTTTTGTTTTGCCACTTGACCCACACTTTAAAAATTAACGTATCTTGCGAATTTTTTCCCAACTTCTTCTTTTTGTTTTTCTGTTACGTGAGAATAAATACTCATTGTTGTTTTTAAGTCAGAGTGACCTAATCTTTCTTGTACCTCTTGAATAGTAATACCACTTTCAAAAAGTAAGCTACAATGTGTGTGTCTGAAACCATGTACTTTAATTTCTTTAAAATCATGATTTTTACAGATACGTTTTAAATTAGCATTCATGAAATTTAGATATAAATAAGAGTTCGTGATCTCGTCAGTAAAACAAGGTTGATGTTTCTTTACTCTTGTACCTATTATTAAAAATTTTTCCCTTTGATTAATTTTTGTACCGACCCCAAAAAGTTAGACCAAAAAAATTAACTTTTAGGAGGTCGGTACACTTGGCGGGGGCAGGGAGTTTTTTATTTTATTTTAAATCAAGTTTAATGATTTTTTTCTCTTTTTGTGACATAAAAGGTTGTACTTCTAATTCAAGTTCTCCATCTTCATTTACAGCAAACGCCTGAGTAGCGTTTTCAAAAACTCTATTGGCTGAAATTGTTTCTAAAGTTAATTGAACAGGGTATGCTTCTGCTTTTTTACCATTTACATATAATCTAAGCTCAGTACCTACTGAATAATCTTTGTCAGAAAGGTTTTTAACATCGTATGTTACTAAAAGAACTTTCTTAGCTGGTTTATCTAGGAATTGATTTCTTTCATCAGTCCATGCAGCAGTTTTTACTGTTATTTCCGCTTCTTTATCAAATGTGATAGGTGCGCCTAATTTAGCCTCATTACTGTTTTTCTTTTCTTCTTTTTGTTCTGTTTTTCCAGAAGATGAATTAGTCTCTGTTTTTGAAGAACATCCAGCAAGTACTACAGCACTAGCAAGAAATGTACTCAATAATATTCTTGATTTTTTCATTTTTATATACTCCTTTTGATTTGTATTTTTGGCGGTTATTTAACCATAATGGATAGCTAAAGTTAACTAGCTATCTAAATATTTAATTCTTTCTTCACATATTCTATAGTCTAGTCTAAATGACTTGGATATGTGAGAGATATTATTTATTTCCTCATCTGAAATTATAAAATAGCTTGCGAATAGGTCGGCTTCTATTTCTTGTCTTGATAAGGGTACTCTTGAAATTCTCCTTAAGAAGTGTAAGTTTGAATTTTTGTGTAAAATAAAGTGTCCTAATTCATGTGCCATGGTGTATCGCTTATCATCGTCAGATAAGTTGTTATTGATGTGTATGTAGTGGTATGTTTTCTTGCAAATTTCCAAAGAATGATATAGCCCGTTGTTTGTTCCTAAATCGTTAAATAGTACTGTTATTCCTAATCGTCCAGCGATGTTAAATGGATTAGTTGTTCCGAATTCCTTTACTAAGGAATGGTAAACATCTTTAATCGTCATTTTCTGTTTTGTGATGCGCCATTGCAATTCTTGCTGCTTGTTCGATTGAAGCACGCACTAAATCTTTTGTTACTTCGTCCATTGGTTCACCGCTATACATCAGGACTTGATTACTATTTAAATTATCCATTAGGTCGTTAACCATATTCGCTATATCAATTTCTTTTTGTTCATCTTCCCAGCCCATAAGAAAAGCAGGCGTGGTGTCTAATACTCTAGCTAATTCTTTAATTTTGCTAAGTCCTAAATCTACTTCATCACGTTCATATTTTCCTATAAGCGTGTCGTGTACATTAATAAGTTTTGCTAATTCTTTCTTTTTTAGATTTTTAGCTAATCTTTTTTCTTCAATTCTTTTTCCTAACGTCATGCATATACGCCTCCTTTAAAATAATTATACTATATCACATTCTTATTTTCAAGAACAAGGTTATATTTTTTGATAATTTTTTTAAAAAACAAGAAAAAAATTCTTGACAAGTAAAAAAACTCATGTTAAGATATAGTTACAGACAAGAATATAGTTCTCGAAAAATAATAAAAAGAAAGGTGGTACCATGGATAATTTAAAAAATATTGAAAGAAAATGAAAAAAATATTGACAAAGCATTAGAGTTGTAATATAATATTAAACATAACAAGATAACAATTAAATAAAATTTCAAATGCGGGTGTAGTTTAGTGGTAAAACCTCAGTCTTCCAAACTGATGTTGTGAGTTCGATTCTCATCACCCGCTCCATTATTTTGAACATTGAAAACTAAACGAATTAAGTCAACGTTAATTCCAAAAAGGACAGTT